TCAAAAGGTATTAAATGCACTATGAGTGGAATAGAAAATATTAAAAAGAAAGACTTAGTAAAAAAGTTTTTTGACAATTATAATAGTAAAGATATAAATTATAATGCAAACGAAGTAGATGCAACTATTGGCTTTTTTGTAAATAGAAATTTTGATAGTGGTAGTGCTATAAACATTGCAAGTATTTTATTACAACAAGCAAAAAAAGATAAAGTTGATATCTATCAATTGCTAGATACATTAAAAGGAATCGAAGAAATTCAATTAAGTACTATTGTAGCAAAAATTATGAACAGCAATAGAAGTAATTTAAGTCTTTTAGGAATTAAAAGATCTCTAGCACAAAATACAATTGAGTCTCGTAATATTATATACTAATGGCAAAATATGCACAAGGAAAATATACACTTAAAAATCCTGAAAAATATGTAGGTGGACGTAATCCTACATATAGGAGCAGTTGGGAATTTGCTTTTATGCGTTTTTGCGATATGAACGAAAATGTTAGTAAATGGGCAAGCGAGGCAGTAAAAATACCTTACAGAAATCCATTTACAGGAAAGTATACAATTTACGTGCCTGATTTTTTTATTGTTTACGAAGATAAAAAAGGTAAACAAAATGTTGAATTAATTGAAATTAAACCAGCTAATCAAACATTCAAAGAAAATCTAGGACGTAATAAAAATAATCAAGCACACTATGTTTTAAATCAAGCAAAATGGGCAGCAGCTAATGCATGGTGTAAACAGCAAGGCATAAAATTTAGAGTTATTAATGAGGGTGATATTTTTCATAAAGGAAACAGGAAATGACCTCATTAAAATGTTGGTATTTAAATAACGGTATGTATATGGATCATACCTTAGAAGGGTATAGGGTTTTACCTTGTTGCCAATATAAACATGTAGATGAATTTTATAGTGTTGATACTCCAGACAAAATACATGATCATTTTTTTATGGACTCTATTAAACAAGATTTTGCAAATGGAATAAAACACGAAGGTTGTGAAATTTGTTGGCATAATGAAAGTATGGGTATAAATTCAAAAAGATTAGCAGTTAAATTATGTGAATCACAACAAATAGGTCAACATCAAAATTGGGATATTCGTTTTGGTAATTTGTGTAATTTGAAATGTGTAATGTGTCAACCTCATTGTAGTAGCAAATGGTATGAAGATATAGATGTTTTTACAAAACATAGAGGTGGAATAGATGTAATAGAAAGTATAAGAAAAAAGCCTAAATTTGATTGGGATTATGTAAAAAAACATGCACCTAATAATGCGCATAGAATTTATTTTGCTGGTGGTGAACCATTATATGACAAAGAAGTTTTTGAATTTGTTAAGTATCTTAGCGAATTTAGTTGGAATAGAAAATATACAAATATAACATTTAATACAAATGGTATAAGTTACACAGATAAATGGCACGAGTTATTAAAAAAATTTACCGTTGTTCCTACAATGATTGTAAGTATAGATGGAATAGGAAAAGTAGATGAATATATTAGATATCCTACTGATTGGGAAATAAAAAGAAAGCAATCAAAATTAATTAAACGGTGTAATTTAAAATTATCTTATAATCTAACAATAATGGCGTTAAATTTTCCTAATGTAGGTGAAGTTATTAGAAAGTTTAATCCTGGTTTAAATACTTTAGTGCATCCTAATTTTTTGCATATTAATAGTTTAAAACCTAATGTAATTTACCGTGTAAAAAAAACAAAGCGTAAACATCCATATGTTGCAGATTTAATCAAAAAACATAAATTTAATGAAGAAGGAAATGAAAAAATGAAAAAGTACCTTTCTGATTTAGATCAAACAAGAGGCACAGATAGTAAAAGAGTTTTACCGTGGTGCTGGGAGTAGATAAATAATAGTAGTATTTAATGGACTATATCATGACAAAAAAACTAGAAGATTTACTCAATCTACCTGACAACAAAGAACCAGATAAAAACCCTGTTGAAAATGTTCCTTCTAACGAAGATACATTTAGAGACATAGCCGAACTAGATAAAATTAATTCTGCATTACCTGCTGTAAAAGGTTTAGGTGAAATGGCAGATAAAGAATTAAACGAAGTTGCAGACAAAGCTATGCAAGCATATGAAGATTTGATGGATCTTGGTATGAATGTTGAAAGTAGATATTCAGGTAGAGTATTTGAAGTTGCAGGTACTATGTTGAAAACAAACCTAGATGCTAAAGTTGCAAAATTAGATAAAAAACTCAAAATGGTAGAACTGCAACTTAAAAAAGAAAAAATGGATAGAGATAATAATAGTACACCTGATGGAATGATAGAAGGTGAAGGGTATGTTGTTACTGATAGAAATAGTTTACTTGAGCGCCTAAAAGGCATGGATAAAGATAAATAGTATTATAGTTTAGGAAATCACAATGAAAACATTTGCAGAATACTTAGTAGAGTCAGAAAAGGTGTATAGTTTCAAAATCGGTGTTGCCGGAGAATTACCAGAAGGTTTTGAAGGTGCATTAGAGACTTCATTAAAAAAGTTTGGGGTTAAAAATATGACTCCTGGTAAAAAAACACCTATACAGGAACGTCCATTAGACTTTCCACAATTAGAAAATGTAGACGTAACATATTATGAAGTTGATTTACATTATCCTACTACAAGTCAAGTTTTACAAGAGTACGTAGGACAATGTTGTAACATTAGTCAAAGTCATGTCATTGTTCGTAATCCTAACGAACCTCAAGAGCTATATCAACAAGAAAAAGACGAAACAGAGTACACTGCAAAACTCACCGTTGAAGATATGGGCGGCGAAAGTGCTCAAGATCAAGTAGGCACTGCAAAAGTTATGGATTTACTTAAAGAGTTAGAATCGGCTCGCAAAGAAAGATCTAACAATTATATTGGCGATGCTCCAGTAGGAGAAAGCAAAGACATTGGGGATAATGAAAATAGTAAGGCGGTATTATCATGAGCAATAAAGAACAATTAAACGAAGTGGCCCCACTAGTTGCAGCATTAATGGGTGCATTAGTTGGTATGGGTTTAGAAAGAAACAAAGCTCAACAGGCAGCTCAACAAGCAGTAGCCGATGCAGGAGCAGGAGACGGCGCAGCAGGCGCAGCACCTGCAAATGCACAACCAGCAGCACAAGCACCACAAGGTGATGATTATAATCAAACAATGAGACGTGGTAGCAGAGGTGAAGGTGTTAAACAACTACAACAAGCATTAGGAATGCGTCAAGTAGACGGTATATTTGGACCTGCTACAGAACGTGCGGTGCGTACATTTCAGCAAAATTCAAATATAAAAGTTGATGGTATAGTAGGTCCAGAAACTAGAGCAAAAATAGCTCAATATGCCGCAGCAGGAGATGATGATCCGGCAAGATCTCCGTCACCAACAGAAGGAGAAAATAAGTCAAATAAAGATGTAACAAACGAAGCTGTATCATTTGATGTTGAAGATTTAGTAAGACTAATGCAACTTGCTGGCGCAGATAATGCAAAAGCAGTCGATGCAGATGATATTAATCCTGGTCCTAAGCCTTGTCCAATTTGTGGTAAAATGCATGGGCCAAGTCAACCATTAGGCGGCTGCGGCGCTAAATCAGATGAACCAGAAATGGGCGATATGATACGTATGATTTCAGCAGAAGAAGAAGAATTAGATGGTGATTTCCAAGATGCTTCAACTGAACCAGATGAAGAATATGCAAACGATGTAAGTGCAAGTATTCCAGCAGGAAACGACTTACACAAAAAGAAAAAAGCATATCCAGCAGTTGACGGCGGTGACAACCCAATGACAGCCGAAAACTTAGAAGCAAAAATAAAAGAATATTTGAAAAAATAAAAACTCCCCCCAGAACTCAATAGCGTCTTAGGACGCTATTTTTTTGGCTAATTACAATATGAACTATCTAGTTAAAGGCGCAGGACGTTGTGGATCTCAAGCAGTAATGCAATGGCTTGGACAGAATCAAAATTGTAAATTAAAATTCACACACGGCGCAGATACATTTATTTTAAAAAATACAGAAAATTGGGCTGTCCATGATCACTATTTTTGGACACCGACACATATAAAAAACTGGGTGTTGGTATATTGCACAAGGAAAAATAAATTTGAACAAGCATTAAGTAGGTGTATTGCAGAAAAAACAAATCAATGGAATGTTTATAAAGATTTGCAACTAAACAAACCTATTACAATACCTTTTGAAAATGTTTGGAAAAAATATAAAAATATTATATATTACGATGAAGTTATTATGTCAGTTACAAAACAATTTCCTTGGAGAGAAATTATTCAAATTGATCAAGAAGATATGACTTCAGAATTGTTTGCACAAAAATTTAAATATAATAGTATAGGAAATTCGGGTATAAGAAATTTTGTTGAAAAATTTCCTTTAAGCAAAAGAAAAGTAGTATCAAATTACACCGAATTAAAAAAAGAATTTAAACGACAAATAAAAAAACAGGATAAGTAATATTATGTCAAAGAGTTTAGACGGCGTATTAACTAAAAAAGCCAATCAACAAGAAACATTTACAGAACAGCAAATACAAGATTTATTAAATTGTATGGATCCTGATTTAGGTTATTTGCATTTTGCAAAACACTTTGCACACATACAGCACCCTGTTAAGGGTAAACTAATATTTGATCCTTATGAGTATCAATTAGGATTAATGCATAGTTATCATAACTATCGTTTTAATATTAATATGATGCCTAGACAAACGGGCAAGACTACTTGTGCAAGTATCTATCTTGCTTGGTATGCCATGTTTAATCCAGATCAAACAATCCTTATTGCTGCACACAAGTACACAGGTGCGCAAGAGATTATGCAACGTATTAGATATGTATATGAATTGTGTCCTGATCATATTAGAGCAGGAGTTACAAGTTATAATAAGGGCAGTATTGAATTTGAAAACGGTTCACGTATAATAAGTCAAACAACAACAGGCACTACTGGACGTGGTTTGTCTATTTCATTATTATACTGCGACGAGTTTGCGTTCGTACAACCTAATATTGCTGAAGAATTTTGGACTTCAATTTCACCTACTCTAGCAACAGGTGGTCGTGCCATTATTACTAGCACACCTAACTCAGACGAAGATACATTTGCTACTATTTGGAAACAAGCAGAGCAAAAGTTTGATGAACACGGAAATGAACAAGAAGTAGGAATAAACGGGTTCCATGCATTTAAAGCTCATTGGAATGAACATCCTGATAGAGATGACGAATGGATGAAAAATGAAATTGGTCGTATTGGCGAAGAAATGTTTAGACGTGAATACGGATGTGAATTTTTAATCTTTGACGAAACACTTATTCACAGCATAAAACTTGCAGCAATGGAAGGTGTAAATCCTATATTAAATATGGGTCAAACACGTTTCTACAAAAAGCCAACAGGCGACAAAAGTTATATAGTTGGTTTAGATCCTAGTATGGGAACTGGTGGCGATTATGCAGCTATACAAGTTATAGAAATACCTTCATATGAGCAAGTTGCAGAATGGCAACATAATACTACTGCTATCCCTGGTCAAATCAGAGTATTAAGAGATATTTGCAGTTACATAAAAGAATGTTGTAATACAGATGGTGAAAACATTTACTGGAGTGTAGAAAACAACGGCATTGGCGAAGCAGCATTGCTTGTTATACAAGATTTTGGCGAAGAAAATATTCCAGGTTTGTTTATCAGTGAACCAATACGCAAAGGGCATGTGCGAAAGTTTAGAAAAGGGTTTAATACAACACATAGCAGTAAAGTTACTAGTTGTGCTAGACTAAAAACTATGATTGAAAATGATAAACTTTTTATTA